GGATTCAATCGCGCCTATAGCACAGAAGGTGATGGACGATTGTCTGGTTTATATATAGCCGCATTTTCCTCTATATATTCGTCACATTCCGAACTTTTGGGCGCTTACGAAAGAAATCAATCCTTTACTAGCAGGGCTTTAAGCGATATAACACATGAAATAGTGTTTGATGGCCTGACGTCCGATGAAAGAAATGATGTAATATCTAAAAGAACATTTGATTTTAATGCTTTGCCCAAATCTAATCGTTTGGAACTTATTGACAGCAATGATGCAATTTATGCAAATAAACCAATTAAATCTTTAATGGGCAAACAATACAAGTCTGATGGCATAACACACAAGGAAATAGCAGCATATTTTGAAAACCTAACGGCAGACTTTAAAACAGATGCTGATAAAGAACCAGATTTGTCCAAATCATTAAATAAAATATCTTTGACGCTGGCCACTCATAAAAAAGACCCAGACATCTTGTTGCGACTGGAGGAAATACACAATGAAATAGGCGATAATTCTTCTGCCACTTCAAATGGGAAATTAAAGTTACGACTTGGGAAGAGGCTAAGTTCTGTTGATGTGGCTATCAAGAGAGGCTCACTTTTAAGACAAGAGAACTTTAGAAACACGAAAGTACGAGATCTAAGAGACAAAAAAATAAATGTTTATAGCCCAGCCCTTGATCTACTTGGCAGTGACAAAATAGAAGGCAAAGATTATATCTATGATGATGAGCTAAACAATTATGAGTATGATAGAGAAAACAACATTTATACGAATTATGGGTATTTCTTCTTTGACTATGAGAAAGCACTCATTGGTGCATCCAAAATAAGTCACATTTTTGACATGAACAAATTGAAGAATTTATTTGGAATAACTATACCGTATAGCTCTTTCTATTTAGACCGGGCTGTCTTAACAAGACAAGAAACATCTGATACTAACGTTAAGATTATTTCTTATTTCTATACTGATGACGACAATTCTGACTATTACCCAAAGACTCAGAGAGTAGATATTCAAAACACAGCCAAAGATACTAATGTAGTATTCCGTCCAGATAAATACCTAGGTGCAAACGCTGGCGATGATTTGTTTGGCTTTACACCCACTAAAAGCAAAATATATCCAATGTTGGTGGTAAGAGATTCATTTTTCTTCACCGATGACTCCATCGTAACAAATTTGCCGAATGAATATAAAATAATGTTAATGGAGTATCAAGATCTATACACTGACACAGCTGCCGATAAATACAATGTTTTGTTCCATATACGAGATAATACACCATCTGAGATACAAAAAATAATTTCTTCTTACAAGAATTCGCTAGAACAATTGGGCGATTATTTGGAGTTGGCAAAAACAGAGTGCTCAATAAATGATTCTACTGGTGACTTTAATGACTTCTTTGAATCATACGCTGTCGCAGAATTTGGAACAACCCCAGATTTGCAACCATGGAACGTTGCAGCTACTGTATACACATTACATACAGACTTACTATTTGATACTTTTAGGGGAGAGTCGTCGGAAATAATCGATAATATAGCTAACATCATAAAGAACATAAATCCAACGAGCGGAAACATAACAGAAATCGAAACATTTTATAATTCAATGCAAAAATTATGGGATAATGCTTATGATCCTGACACTGGAGAAGTGATGGAGTTTATGGATGATCGTGAACCATTTGCTGAGATAGGGGTGGATATAGAGAGAGACCTAAAACGGTGGTCAAAATATAGGGCAAAATATGGTTCAAGCGGTGACGGCGGCGGCGACGACACTGATATAGCAAGCGGTGGCGACTACGACGACGGCACTGACGACTACGATAACGACGACGCTAATGCCGTGACAGATACCACCGCCTCCATCGGTGGCGACACCATCTGATGATCGTGAAGATTATGCTGACCGAGGTTGGAGCTAGTAAAGGAAAATCAGAAATATATTGATATATATGTATTTTTTGAAACTAGGTGTTATTTATTTCGAGAGGAACAAAAAATGGCTTTAAAATTTAATGTAAGTGACATGCGTGACGCTACCAAGTCTGCCAAAAGAGTCAAGAGAACCAGTCGTAATATGTTGCGCTTGAAACGCAATAGCGAAATTAGGATGTTAGTAGATCAGTCAACCAATCCCTCAGACCCCCAGTCACCTCGTTTGCCATCTATTTCTGCCGAGTCATATAGATTATTGAGCCAAATCGGCGTATCTTTCGATTTAGATAAAAAAAATAACTTTAGTCTTTTAGAGTGCCAAGAAGCAAACTCTGTTCTTTTGAATCCTAATTTGTTAACTGCCAAAAAGGGTTCTACTTCTTCGCGCCCGCGAGTAGTAAAATCTACCTTTAAGGGCAACAATAATCCAATACACCGCAGCGACAGCAAGAGATCGGCGTTCAAGGACACTAAGACAACAAATAAACAAGATAATGTGAATGAAGTTATAACAAAACTAGCTGGCACAATATCTAGGATAAATGCCAGTAAAGAATCTGGTTCCACGTTAAAAGAGTTTAGAGCTACCACAAAGACAACCACAGCCAACCGCAAGCCCGCCACACAAACTAAGAAAAACACAACCAACCGCAAGCCCGCCAAACAAACTAAGAAAAACACTAATCGGGCAAAAAATAAATAATGCCAGACATTATAGATAAAATAATAACAGAAGCAAATGATGAATATCTATCTGATGATGGGTTTAGTTATGAGGGGCTTTCTATGTCTTCTTATGTAAACTTGTCTACTGGTGTTATAGATATTGCATCCGATATGCCATTCACGTCGCTAATAGCAGGAAGCCCTCCTGTAACACCTACAGAAGACACATCGTCTTCTACGTCATCGACAGGTGCCCCCAGGCCATCTCGTAGTTATGCCTCATGTTATATCACGAGAGTGGCGGGATTAGTAGATGGTGATGGAGAAGATATCTTATTATATGCCTCAGTGAACGCTGAAAGGCCATCTATAGAAGATCCACGAATAGAGGATGCACGAGTCAATGAGTATTATACAGCCCAGCTAGATATAGAATATTCGGCATACGAGAGTAAACACCTTGAGAGCAAAGCACAGTCTGCCCTTCAAGTATCTACAGTGCTTGATAACACTATTAAAAGATTTATTTCTTCTGCCCTGGAAGAGACTGTTATCTCTAAAGCTATTTTGAGTCACAAAAAGCTCAAGCAAGATAAGTTAAGCGATGGCAATAAATCAAGTTTATCGCCGAAGACGGAAACTAATAGATTATGTGGAGATGTATCGGAATGAGCTCTATAGAAACAACAATAATAGGAAACTCCTTAATATCTGGTTCGACAGATTTCATCAGGAAAATGGTTGATGGCGGCTGGAAATCATCAGATAGAGAGTTGACGTTACCTGTGTTAGAATTTACTGCACAACGAGCAGAAGAGCCAGAGTCCTATAAGATATCGAGTGAATTTTCTTCTCTAAAAACAAAATTTGGCTTTGAGGGAGAACCAACTGATGTTGATTCTTCTACTTTGATAAAGAGCAAGCAGGTACCAATACGAATATATGGCTCTAATTTAGTAAAAGATGACAGACATTGGAAATCTATTTTTCTTGGCGGAACCTTTGGAGATTCTGTTTATCAACGACATTTTACAGATGATGTGTTTGATAATTTTATTTTATCGCTCAAGAAACCATATCCGGCAGCCAAGGCATCTAAACTGAAACCGATGCACCTAGATGAGATCCAAATATCATATCAATATAATAAATACTTACCTGCTTATCAATTACGTGAGTCTAACCTTGAATCAGAACTGTTGTCAACTAATCACTATTTTTTAAATGATGTTATGACATATGCGGAAACAGACCGCGAGTCTTATTTTGATTCAGGTGTGATTAATAGCATCGATATAGATGGCCAAGTTGATGCTATAGAAAATCTAACTAGTTCCATTTTCTTGGACGACAAGAAGCCGCAATACAGATTTACATCTAATACGTCACAGTGGATTCAAAACAAATTTGAAAATATCCTAATGGACGATAAAGTAATGAATAAGGTGTACCGAGTAGATGAGATAAACTCGGCCAAAACTCCACCATACCATATCGATATAAAATTTCCCACCGATAGTCGAGCAAATTTTTATGACTCTATTGTGTCTAATGATTATTCCCCTAGATTCTTGAAGACTCTATTTGAAGTTTTTGGTGGCACGTCGGCGGATGTAAAAGTGGACACCACTCCTGCACTTTTGAGTGAAAGGTTATTCACTGCTTCAGACGCTCCACCGCTAAAGGAAGACAGTATCACTAGTAATGTTGATATGAGGACAATTGATTATCTTTCTTTCTTGGAATATAGCCATGACAATCAAGCCCCATCGGCAGAGAATAATATTTTTCTTGGCAAAAAAGATGTCTATCGCAATGCTGCCCAAGATGGCTCAAAGAGTTCTAATAGATTTTTGAACTCGGCAGTATCCTTGTCAACTCTAGGAGATGCGGTATCTTTTTTGAACAACATTGAAGTATCGAGTTTAAAAGATATCCTTAGAACATCTGAAATACACTCTGAGACGGTAGCTTACAGAGTGGAGAAGTCAGATGAGTTCGGGAACATTATTCAAAATTATTGGCTAATGAACATTCTTCAAGAAGAAATAAATTTATTAGACTCACAGGTGAAAGTTGACAAGAAGTACACATATGCTGTATATGCTTATAAAATAGTCGTTGGAACCAAACACAGAGTCACTAACCTTTTACTCAGTAACCAAATAGGGTGCGCAGATGAAGAAAGTAAAAGTGGATTATTGTTCTATAATGCCTTAGATGAATCAGAGACGTCAGTTGCTTCTTTGTTCGGATCTTCTCCAAGTGACACATTGAGAAATTCAGGAGATGCTGAAATAACATTCTCCATGAATAAGTTTTTGGCAGATATGTATTTGCAATATGAGCCGTTCGTGAAGCTTGTGGAAGTGCCAATATTCTCGAAAGACATTAAAATCACAGATCATCCAGCAGGTGAAATAGAAATAACTCCCTACCAAGTTATGGACAAATCTCACAAAATAGGCTTTGAGATGAGAATCAAGTCAAGTATCAAGAGCACATTTCCACTTAGTCTCTCAGCAACCGAAGAAACAATCAGAGAAACTTATCTCACATCGAATGACTTAGAGAGTTCAGATAAATTCTCTAAACAGTCGATCTCACCAACTAAAACTATTAACATATATAGGCTAAAGAAAAAGCCCAACTCTTTGTCAGATTTTGAGGGAAATTTGTTTAAGACAGTGGACTTAAAAAAAGAAAAAATGAATTTTTACAACACAACTGACTTCTTTGAGACTATAATGAAAGTTAATCAAAAAGAATATTTTCTTTTTAGAGCAGTTAGTGAACAGAATATAGTTGGTCACATCAGTTTAATATATCAAGCTGAATTGGTAGAAGACGGCGGCTATATATATTCTATCTTCAATACGCTGTCTGAGGCCGATCTTGACAAGACGCTATTTGCTAATACTTCCAAAATGTTCAAAAATTTACTACAATTTGTCCCACGACTTGAACACTTGGAACTAAATACTTCTAAACTGGACTACTCAGAAGAGGCAGCATCCCAAATTGACAATTTAGCCATCGGCAACAGCGAAGATCCAATTTGGGATAAAACTTTCAAAGTTCGTTTGGTTTCGAACAAGACTGGCAAGAAAATCGATCTTAACATAACTTATGAGTTAGGAAGCGATTATTAAAAAATAATACTATTTACACAAAGAGAGGAACAATAATGGCTTTTTTAGATAACAGTGGCGATATAATTTTAGATGCAGTCTTAACTGACTTAGGACGCCGCAAAATGGCACAGGGAGGATTCTCGGTTACATCGTTTGCATTAGGCGACGACGAAATTGACTATTCACTATATAACAAAAATCACCCCTCTGGGTCAGCGTATTATGATCTAGAAATTTTACAGACGCCAGTGTTTGAGGCTTTTACTCAGACCAATGCCGGCATAAACTATGGCCTATTGGCCACAACTGCAGCAGATCTGTTGTATCTCCCAGTATTGAAAACAAACGAGAATGGTGTATCCAGTGATGCCATTAAATCAAAAAATAACTTATTTTGGGTGACAGACGAACAAAATGACATAACATCTACAGACTCAATAGGGACATATTTAGACAAATCAGCCAACAGTGTTGAGTATATGTTTGGAAGTACATCAACTACTAAATATATTTTAATTGAGGGTGGGCTAGAGACAACTCAAATTAAAGCAACGCAAAATAATACTGCCACATATTTGGGCTTCAATGGTTTAGTAGATGAAAAATATTATGTTTATTACGATAGTCGCTTTATTTCATCGGTGGCTGGCTTGGCAAAAAGCACCTCCACTTTTAATAATGAATCTGGTGGAGCAGGAGAATTATCAGTAATATTTGCCGACAGTGTGGCTGTCTCTATCGATGCTGGACTGGATCACTATGTGTCTGCACGCATTGGAGGCCAAAACAACAGAGTTTACTATCGTCCGTCAAATACAACAAGCGACACAGATGTGTCGACTATTTCTGGCCCAAGAGGAACGTTTACAGCTTTGGCCATAACTATTAAGCCCGACTTGGGCTCAGAATATACACTATTTGGTTCAGTGAACTCATCAACAGCATTGGTATCAGCTGACCCAGTAGACTATATTGATACTACTATCTATGTGCAAGGAGTGTCTACTTCGGCACAAATTCAGATTCCGGTACGAATCATCAGACGTACTGCCTAAAATTTTTGGAGACTAAGAATGGCAATAACAAATTATGAAGCTTTAGACACTTCAGCAGACATAACAACAACGAAGACACTTCTATACGAGTCAATACCATTGACTGGTGCTATCGTTAGTGGCACTTATGGTGATCTAAATATTAAAAACTACACCCATGGACAATTTCAAAGCATTTATGATTATCCCTATTTAAGCTCCTCTGCTAACCATATTTTTGATATTGCTGTTGGATATGACGAGACGTCTGATATGAGTGGCTCATCTAGTACCCAAAACTCAAAAAAGATTAATATGTACAATCAAATGTCGCAAGTGCTTTTGGGATACACCGGATCAAATAATACAGTCCGACGCTTTGAGCTTGATCTTACTCTGGACGGAGTTAAAGAATGTACTGCAGGTTGGTTCTTGAATTTCTCAAGATTGACAACCAAAGATCAAATTAAAAAAGGCTCATTCAGCGTACAATTGGGGACAGCATCTTTTGATTCAGGCAACGAGTGGGACAACCCGTTCGCCGATGTAGATGGGAATGCTACTGTTGTAACTATTTCAGATGTTAGTGCATCAGAGACATCATCAACAACAAATACTTTCGGTGGCGATTATGGCATTCTCTATTCTGATAGAGCTGGCGACGACGACGCCGTTGGCGTAGTCTTTTATCAAGCAGGTATAGCCTTCTTATCAACTGGCTCATTCACGGGCTCTTTTGGCTCAAGTACTGATCTGACCGCCCCATATAACTTTGGATATTATCAAAATGGTGCTCACTATCAATCATTATCTCAAACAATGACTGGTTCATCAATTACTGGATCCTGTGATGCGTTCAGAAAGAGAATAAAAAACATCTCATTTAACAATACGACCGAAATTAACTCAACTATTTATTTCTGTAGAGTGCCACACAATAAATATAATCACAGTTCTAACCCAACATACTTATCAACCAGTCAGATTAGAGTCAAATCTGTTGCCACAGATCCGCCTATATCATACATCACAACTATTGGTCTCTATAATGCAGGTCGCCAACTGATGGCAGTTGCAAAGTTGTCTGAACCTCTTCGTAAAGACCCATCAACAGAACTGACTTTACGAGTTAGGTTAGATTATTAGAGCTACGTGCTTGGTTATTTGTGAATAGGAAACAACAAGATGTCTTATAAAAAATTCAATTCAAATGACGTTGTTGTTAATACTATGAGAACTCACCCAAAGAGCGAGTTCCTCATTTATGATGGAAGAGTGTATTACAACGATACTCCCCAGATGTCGGGGTCTTTTACTGACAACACTCTGGGCGTGCCTCCCGGTCACATTAGCCTTTACGAGAACAACATTGATCGAGTGACTGGTTCCAACAATTTAAGCTTTCCGTTTATACTCAAAAGTAGCGCCGGAGCAAACTTAAAAACAGTTTCTAGTACTGCCTATTCAAATGGTTTTGTTTATGGAGATCAGATGTCCGATACATATCCGATGTCAGCCTCTATAACACGAGAGTTGATGACTAGTCCTGCCACTAGGGCAACTGGAATTGACAAAGACACTGGAACGTCATTCGATACTTCTCCGTTATATCGCCACTTCTATTCTTTAAAAAATAGATTAGATTTTTATGGCATAAGAAGTCAACACTATAAAGTGTCATCTTCATACGGAGACAAAAACTCTCAGACTTTAAATTTAATTTCTATTCCTTCAATTTTTTATGGCTCTAAAATAAAGAAAGGCACTGTATCAATGAAGTGGTACTTCACAGGTTCGCTCATAGGAGAGCTGGAAGATGTGAAACAGAATGGAGAGCTGATACAAGTGGGACCAACCGGCAGTGCAGGCAGCGGCTCAGTTGCTGGCGTCATTCTCTATGACGAGGGATTTGTTATTTTAACGGGCTCTTGGGACTTAAATGATGAAACTATACCGCTTATTGCAAACGAGACAACTGCCGTCAAGCCATCATGGTTATATTATGGTGCCGGCGCTCTTGATGGAGTTACTCAAGCTTCTACCGCTGCTGCCGGAAACACATCAGATTATATGTCAGCATCGTTTAACTTTTCTTTTTCTGGTCACTCAGAGACTCAAGTTTTGACAATGTTTGCTCATGCTCCTCGTGGAGAAGTAAATTATTCTAATAATCCAACATACGCCAAATACGGCCAAAAACAAGTAGCCAATTCATCATCCCAAGTGTACGAGGAAAATCCAAACAGAGAAATAGTAAATATGGCCAGTTCCAGTTGGTCTGAGCATTCTGCGTCTTTTGAACGTCAAGTGTATATTTCTCGTGTTGGCATCTACGATGAGAATAAAAACTTAATAGGAGTAGCCACGCTCTCTAATCCTGTCTTGAAAAAAGAAGATCAGGATCTAACCTTTAAACTTCGGATTGATATATGATTCTTGGAATTGACGTGAGCACATCTATAACTGGCTTCGCCGTAATCGATAACGATGGAAAGATAGTTAAATCTTGTGTCTGTGATTTGCGAAAACATAAAGGCTTTTTCAAAAAGTCTGCAATCATAAATGAATTCATAATGGATCTTTGCGATGAATATTGTCTTGACTGGGAGAACAAAGGCATCAATCACATTTACATTGAGGAACCATTTACCTTTTTCAAATCTGGCGGCTCTTCTGCAAAAACAATGGCTGCCCTCCAACGCTTCAATGGAGTAGTGTCTTGGATGATATATCGGTGTTTTGATATAGAGCCACAGTATGTCGGCGCTACCCAAGCCCGCAAACTTGTTGGCATCAAGGTGCCCCGTGGAGAGAAAGCAAAAAAGGTTGTTATGGAACATTTACTTTCTACAGACAAACAATTTACAATAGAGAGAACTATTCATGGCAATCCAAAGCCTGAAGCCTTTGATAGAGCTGATGCCCTAGTGATTGCTCGTGCTGGACTTGAGTTGGAGAATAAAAAGAGTTGACTTTCGCTGCTTCTTGAGTTATAATGAAAACATGAGCACAAAAAGCAAACTCAAAATCGTCTCTGCTGTACTAGGCAACCACATTCAAACAAGTAGCGATGAATATTATTTCGCTTGCCCTGTTTGTGATCACCACAAGCTTAAGTTTGCAGTCAACATCAAGAAAGGCTTATATCATTGTTGGGCTTGTGACTATCGAGGTAGGAAGCTACGCCGCCTCATTCGCAGATTTGGAACATTTACACAATTACAGAAATGGGATCAACAGCACGGCAGGACAGATCTTGACCAATTTATCGATCTGTTCTCGGAGTGCCCAAAGGAAGAAGAAAAAGAAAAGCTCGAACTTCCACCAGAATTTAGAACACTGACAGACAATATGCCTCCTCGAACTGCTGGCCGCGCCCTCCGATATCTACAAGAGAGGGGGTTAACAAAAGAAGATATTCTTCGCTGGAAGATAGGATTTTGCTTTTCGGGCGAGTATCGTAATCGAATTATTGTCCCATCTTTTGACACTGACGGTGACGTAAATTATTTTATTGCCCGTTCGAATAGCGGCGACTCGTACAAATATAAGAACCCACGAGCCTCGAAGAATATCATATTTAATGAATTGTATGTCAACTGGAACGAAGATTTAATTTTAGTCGAAGGTGTGTTCGACGCAATCGTTGCAGGCAATGCAGTTCCTATTCTCGGCAGCACGCTTCGAACAGACTCTCAGTTATTGCGAAAGATAGTTGAAAATGACACTCCTGTTTACATTGCTCTTGATCCCGACGCAAGGAATAAAGAGAATAGAATAATAAAAATGTTGTTAGAATACGACATCGAATTGTATAAGATAGATGTTTCGGGATTCGAGGATGTTGGCTCGATGACAAAAGAAGATTTCCAGAAGCGTAAACAAACCGCTAAAATGATAGACAGAGAAAGTTATCTTCTACTTGATCTATTGTCAGCAATTTAATTTACTTGACAGCCCTGGCTTACTGTGTTATACTATAGGTTGGGGTTGTTTCCTCTATGGAGTATGAATGAGTTATAAAATAGCACACATTAGCGACACACACATCAAGAACCTTAAATACCACCAAGAGTATCGAGAAGTTTTTCAACAGATCTATGAGCGACTTAGAAAGGAAAAACCAGACTATATTTTACACTTGGGAGATCTAGCACACACAAAGACATCTTTGTCGCCAGAATACTTTGAACTTGCTAGTGACTTCTTGAAGAACTTGGCAGACATTGCTCCCACCCACTTGATTTGCGGAAATCACGATGGAAATTTAAAAAACAGTAACAGACAAGATGCCATAACGCCAATAGCTCTAGCCCTTGAACACCCCAACCTCTTTCTTCACAAAAATGCAGGCGAGGTCATTTTAACCAATGACTTGTGTTTAAATGTTTTGTCTGTCTTTGACCGCGACAATTGGGTAACACCATCAGATCTATCGAAGATCAACATAGCTCTTTATCATGGCTCAATTGTTGGAAGTCATACAGACAAAGGCTGGATGCTAGAGTCAGCGGATGATCCAATTACGATCTTTGATGGGCATGATTTTGCTTTCTTGGGTGATATCCATCGCTGTCAGAGCGTAGATGAAGCTGGTCGCTATTGGTATTGTGGCAGCACAATACAACAAAATCATGGCGAAACTGATGATAAGGGTTTGTTAATTTGGGACATTGACTCAAAGAATGATTGGGACATTACGCCAATTGCTTTCAAGAACCCAAAACCATTCCTCACAGTTGAGTTGACCCCAAAGGGGCGAATCCCCAAAAACACAGTGTTTGTAAAGGGTTGTCGTCTACGTCTTGTGAGTAATAACAATTTACCTCTTGATGTGATGCGTAGAGCTATAGATATAGCACGTCACAAGTTTGAACCGGAATCGCTTTCGTTTCTTAATCGTGCTCAAGGGTCTCGTGGTTCGGTAAATGAAATAATCGATGATGTGGCAGACAACCTGCGAGACATCACAGTCCAAGAAGAACTAATCGATGAATATTTAAAAGATTATCAAGTCGATTCCAATACTCTTGAGAGAGTTTATGAGCTCAATAGAAAATATAAACAAGCTGCAGAGTCAGAAGAAGACATCTCTCGCAATGTCAAATGGAAGTTAAAGACCTTTGAATGGTCAAATCTTTTCAACTATGGCGAAGGAAACAAAATAAATTTTGATAGCCTTGGTGGCATCGTAGGAATATTGGGAAAGAACTTCTCAGGAAAATCATCTATTATTGATGGCATCTTATATACAATGTTTAATACAACTTCTAAGAACGAAAGGAAGAACTTAAACATCATCAATCAAAACAAAGATGATTGTATGGGCAAGTTAGTTATTGAAATAGACAACAAGACATACACGATTGTCCGTCAATCAGAAAAGTATGTCAAGAAACTAAAAGGCGAAGAAACTACAGAAGCAAAGACTATAGTCGACTTTGAAGTGTACGATCAAGTCACCAGAGAGATAACTTCTTTAAACGGCACCACACGCAATCAGACCGACGCAATTATTAGAAAGGTCTTCGGAGCCGTCGAAGATTTTTTGGTCTCTTCTATGGCCAGCCAGCACGGCGCATTGACATTTATCGAAGAGGGTTCAACCCGCCGTAAAGAGATTATAGCCAAATTCTTGGATTTGGAAATATTTGAGAGAAAATATAAGTTGGCTAAAGAAGATTCTGTGACAGCCAAAGCTCTCTTAAAGAAGCACTCCGAACGAAACTACGGGGAAGAAATAGGCTTAGCTAAAGAAGAGCTTACAAGTCACAAGAATAAAGTCAACTTGAATAAAAAGGTGTGTACTACGCTTAAAAGTAAAGTATCGACATTGACAGAAAGCTTGATAACAATACAATCACAGATTGAGTCTGCCCCTAATGACTATATTGATATCGTCACTTTGAGATCAGAGAAGGAAGAAAAGGAAAGAGAAATTCAAACACTGGTTGATGATATTGCTCTCAAGACTGAGATAGCCAACGAGAATGATGAAAAGTTAGTTAAGATACAAGAATTTCTGTCCACGTTCAATATAGCCCAACTCGAAGAAGACAACAGACGTTCTGAAGATATCGCAAATGACATTGACAAATTCAATAGTGCCCTTGAAACTATTGGTCGAAAGTCAAAACTATTAGATGGAATTCCTTGTTCTGATAGTTTTCCTACTTGCAAATTCATCAAAGATGCAAGCATCCATGTCTTAAACAAAGGGTCAATAGAAAAAGAACTTTCTGATGCAGAGAGCACTCTTGAGGAACTTAATCCAAAACAAGTAACCAAGAGATTATCGCAAGTTAAAAGCATTCAAGAAAAAGAGGCATCCTTGAACACCCAGAACTCTAGTTTGCGTCTTGACTGTTCGCGAAGCAAAAATACGAAGATAAGCCTTGAACAAAATCTGAAAGAAGTAGATTCAAAAATTGAAGTTTATGAACTAAACAAAGAAGCTATTGAGGATTTAGAATCTTTATTGAAGAGTCAAGCTGAATTGGCAGCAGAAATAGAAGCTGGAAACATCAAGATAGAGAAATGTGATGATGAAACTTTAGAACTTGTGAAGAGCGTCGGCTCTTGCGAACAAAAGATAGAAAACCTCAAAGGGCTACAGAAAGAAAAAGATGAACTGTCAGACAGCTATACTGCCTATGATCTTTTCTTAAAATGCATGCACCCTAATGGAATAGCATACGACATCATAAAAAAGAGAGTACCGACATTAAACCAAGAGATAGCTAAGATATTGGCAAATATTGTTGAGTTTGAAGTTTCTTTTGAAAGCTCTGGCAACAAGTTGGATATTTTTATCAAGCATCCAAAATATGATGCTCGTCCGCTTGAAATGGGCTCTGGCGCAGAAAAGTCTATAGCCGCAATAGCTATTCGCCTAGCACTATTGAGCGTATCTTCATTGCCGGTCAGCAACTTAATGGTTCTTGATGAGCCCGCTACTTCCCTAGATGAAGACAATATGGAAGGCTTTATTCGCATCTTAGAACTAATTAAGATGTATTTCGAGCATGTGCTTTTAATTAGTCATCTCGATACTCTCAAAGACTGTGTTGATAAACAGATTGTAATAGATACGATAAAAGGCTTTGCCAAAGTAAACGAATAATGTCAAACAAAGATAATAAAAATGAATTTGATTTTCTGCCACAAGCAGAACCTACACCAGCATTCCAGCAAGAAAAGGATCACTATCACGAAGCAGTTGATGCCGAGGATTTTGGAATGGTTGAAGACTTTGGTCTTCAGATGGAGTTTGCAGATGAAGATCTCCTCCCAGATAACACAGCCCCATCTTCATTGAATGTGGGCTTTGTTGGCGTTGGCGGCGGCGGTAACAAAATGGTAAACTCATTCATTGAACTTGGTTTTAATAAAACACTCCTTGTCAATACCACTGGAAAAGACATCCCGAAGAATACCGCAGAAGAACATGTTGTTCTTATACCAGATAGTGATGGCATCGGCAAAAACGTTGTGTTTGGCAAAGAAGTACTGTCACAAAACGGCGCAGTCGTCGAAGACGCTCTTAGAATTAAGTTCGGGAAGGTTGATTGGCTTTTTGTTTTTGCAGGCGGTGGTGGCGGAACAGGCTCGTCTGTGGCCGCACTTCAACCTGTGTTCGAACGTTATCTGAAGACTGTTCAAGCAAGCGGCAAAGTTATCTATGTCGTGTCTTGGCCAACAGCCCAAGAGAATCTTAATCCGACTATTGCACGAAACGCATTATCACTTTTAAATGATGTGACTCCATATCCTCATATTGTTGTCGACAACGAAAGACAAACGAGGCTACTAAGAGGTCGCATTGGCTTGCTTGGGATGTACCCAACAGCAAACACCACTTTCGCGAAAGCGATGGCTCAAATACTAAAACTCTCCACTGAAGATTCACCGATCCAAAGTTTTGATTCCAAAGATTTGGAAACTTGTTTGAGCAACGAGGGTAGGGCATTTATTGGCTCTACGATGATTAAAGATCCTAATACAGCGAAACTTGGATCGGTGATTCTTCACAATTGTCAGAACCGCTCGGCCTGTCCCCCACCGCGAGGCAAGGCCGCCGCTGGCTCTCTCATATTAGTTGTGTCGGAAGAGATGGTAGCAGACCCTAGAATAAGTAAGAACATCGAGTCTGCTATTGGATACGTTGGAGGTCGTTGTGAAACGCTCTTCTCTGGCATCTACGTAAGAAAGAATGTGCCAGGCTTGATAGCTATATTGACCATGAATGGTCTAGAAAAAGGAAATTAAAAGATGAACATCACTAAGGCAAAGATTAAGAGATTTATTCTAGAAGAGATGGCAAATGATCCGAACTCTGTGGCTCTATTTGAGTCATTCTTCGACAACGATGACGAATGGGTGGATGTCTTTGGCGACGAAGAGCTTCCCTCGCGTGGCCGCAATAGTTCTGAGATGGGCAGTGGAATAGAAGCTGATATGACACCAAATAATGAGTTAGAATTAGAAAACATAGTGACACAACTAGTTCAAGATGAAGGGGTATCGCCCGATGAAGTCTTGAAGATAGTGAACGACGTCTTAGCCGACATTCGTTCAAACCCTGGTATTCCGATTTACGAGGGCAAAAAAATAAAACAGGAGTAAGATAATGGCAAAAGCAATTTTAGACAAATGGGTGGAGAAATTCACCTCACGAAAGCTACTCGTATGGATGACAGCGACCGCTTTAATGTTCACAGGTAGTCTGGAAAGCAGCGACTATGTTATCCTGAGTGCAATATACTTAGGTACTCAAGGAGTGATAGACGCGATAGTTCGATTGAGAGGTGGCAGTGTTTAAATCAACAGAGATGTTGTTGTTAGCAAAGCAGAATTGGAAAGAGATCACAATCATTGCTCTTTTGCTTTTAGCAATGGGCAAGATGCGATATGATTATAGCCAATTAGAAAGTGCATATGAGGCATCACTGGAATCAATGGAAGAGCAGATAAGAGGACTTCAGCACATACATGATGAAGAATTGGCTGCACGAGACAAGGCACTAGAATCTTATCGTAAATCATTAGAACTGTTAGAGGAGTCGTACCTAGAGAAACAAAGCGAACTTGAAGATCAGATGAGGTGGAAAAAAAAGATCTATATTAAAGACTTCACCAAGGACAAAAACAGCATGGCAGATGCAATCATAGACACATACGGTTTTGAATATGTTCCTTAAACTGCTTTTTTTATTATCCTTCTCAACACAAGCTGCCACTGGAAAGTTTACAATAATTTCTGAAAACGAACAGGCTCCATTTGAAGGAGCATTGTTCGATATAGAGGCTACAGCCACCCTTATCACAGCAAAGCATGAGATCGAATCTAAATGCGACTTGGCTATGGAATACGAACTAGACAAACAGTCAACAGAGTTTCAACTTGAAAAGGCTAATCTACAAGCTCACCTGATGTCGACCCAGCGAGAACACAACTTACTGACCGAACAAAAAGATAAAGAGATAATGCAACTACGAGAATCGCTAAAGAAACATTCGCCACGCAATAAGTGGCTTTGGTTTTTTGGCGGCATTGTGACAGGTGGTTCAGTTGCATACTATACCTACGGAGCTATTAATGAGTGATGATCTAAATAGGCTTGCCGCAATAGAAAAAGCTATTTCTGAGAAATATGGTGACGAGACTATCCAAAACCCTAAAGCAAATTGGGACGAAGAAAAAGAAAAAGAATACCTCAAACAGATGTCAGAATTATACCAAAAGAGCCAGAAAGTGGAAGAGTATAAAGAAAAAATAGACATTAATGGAATAAAGATATCAAAAAAACTATTTAAGAGAGAACCTTTGCGAAGTTGCCCAATGTGCAATTCTTTTCCAAGGAAATCTACTGATGATGTATATTTGTTAAAATACGATTGTTGTTTTAAATGTTATGTTCAATATGTTGATGGAAGGGAAGAACGCTGGTTAAAAGGATGGAGACCCAACAATGGCTAAAAAGAAAGAAGCACCCACTGTAACAGAAGTCATTCAAGGCTTATCGCAGGCAGCTGCCAACGCACATGATGGTGCGCTAAATGAAGATGGAGAGCAACGCAAGATAGGCTTGCGCAGAGAAGAAGGCAACCCCCTTCTAGATAAGAGAACAATGGATGGCTTCAATGTTCGGTTCTCTGGAAATCAAATGATACTCTCATATCAATCAGAGATTAAATTAAGAGAGGTTCATAACAAGGGCTTCGAGGGTGAAGTTGAACAAACCATGTCCGACATCGTTTCTTATTTAAAGAAAGAATGTCGAAAGATAACAGGAAAAACTGCTTCTTTGAAATTGGAAGGAGAAACAGACGTCAGGGTGGAAAGTATTTCACGAATACGCACTTGGGTCTGTGCAACACAAACTTATATCATTGAGGGCTCTTCTGCTGAAGCGCTTGCTCAACCTTCAAAAGATAGATTAGAGCCAAGCTGGAAAGCATTTGTAGAACAGGGCGGCTGGCAAGGTAAGCGCCCTAAAAACGATACTCGTAAAAAGGGCTCAGAGGTAGAAAAATGAAAACAACAAAATCACAATTAAAACAGATCATAAAAGAAGAGATCTTAGAGGCTCTCACAATTATGAATGATCCTCATAGTGATCCAGAGCCAAAATTATTTGGAAAGATGGACGCGGGCCTTGCCCTCCCAGACGAACGACGCATCGAGAGTCATTTTCAAGATGATGTTTCCACCAATGACTGATTTGGCGAAGAACATGGACAGTTGGGCAAACGCAAGTTCGCAGACAGGATTCGAGATGATGCCAAAATATATAAATAGGGAATTAACAAATGTCAGAATTTAAATTATATTCATCGGGTTTACAAAATGTAGGCTCATATCAGGTTGCAGGTGTGCCGTATATAACTGGCTCTAATACTCTTGGAGCCAATGGGGAAGATTGCATCTCTTTTCCAAATGTTACTAAAACAGTGACTGTTATTAATCATACTTCTAATGCGATACGAATTCACTTTAATTCGTCTAGTGCAGGGCCAATACACTCTGGGTTTCATTATGTTGAATTAGATAGCGACGAAGACTCATATACATTCAATATAAAGTGCAAAGAGATTTATATTTCTGCTCCTTCGGGTAACTCTGGAGATGCAGAATACCGAGTTGTCGCAGAGCTGACTCATATTCATACTGGTAGAATGTATGACCTAACTGGCTCTGGCTTAACTGATTAAGGAGATTAGATATGGGATTTGGACAAGGCTTTAGGCCCGGTAAGGGTGACACAGCAGGAGATTCGTCGATTGATGGCGATCTATCGGTCACTGGCGATACGACACTAGGTAACGCATCTTCTGATGCCACAACAGCACGAGGTAGCTTAGATATCTCTGATGCCGATGGAGCGACTTATGGACTTAAGTTGGCTAGTACATTGGTGACTGCAACTGCCGCAGAACTTAACATTCTTGATGGCGTGACTGCAACTGCCGCAGAACTTAATATTCTTGATGGTGTGACTTCAACTGCCGCAGAACTTAATATTCTTGATGGCGTGACTGCAACTGCCGCAGAGCTTAACTATGTTGATGTCACCACCGCTGGTACTGCTCAGGCTTCTAAAGCTGTTGTGTTGGACGCTAACAAAAACATTTCTACATTAGGAGCAGTTGGCTGTGGTGCAATCACATCTACTGGCAACATCTCTGGCTCTGGAGATATTTCTTTTGGTGGCGATTCCTCACTTAAAGTGGGCCCTTATGCGCTTAGCCAAGCTGATATTGGCTTTTTAGACGGTATCACCGCTGGTACTGCTGCAGCTTCTAAAGCTGTTGTGTTGGACGCTAGCAGCGACGTCACCGGCCTGAGATCTGTCACTGGTTCTGGAAATGCAAAGTTTGATAATTTCCAAGCTTCAACATCTGTTTCGACACCAAGTCTTGTTCTTGGCGGAACTGCTGTATCTTCAACTGCCACAGAGCTTAACTACCTTGGTGGTTTTACTGAAGCCGTTATCGACAAGGGCAGCGACTCTTTGGCTTTCTGGGACTCTAATGTGGGGGCAATACGTCGTGAAAGTGTCTCTGATTTCCTTACAGCTGTCGCAGGTGCTGGTATTTCTGTTTCAGGCGACCAGCTTGTGGCTGACGGCGGAGGCGCTCCAGCCGCAGTAGTCCATGGCGACACCCTTACTGAAGGTTTCAACTACTTAACTGGCGCTCTTGCTGGTAATGCAGAAGTTACACTTCCTGCATCTCCAGCTGCTGGCGATAAAGTACACTTTAAAGCCGCTGGTGGTCTTAGTGATTCAGTTTATGTAGATGTTATGACTTCTGGTTCACACACAATCGATGGCCAAGATTCCGTTCGACTTGAATCACCTCATGGTGCTATTTCGTTCTTCTATGCTGAAACCAACCTTTGGAAGATCTGGTAATCCAGATTTTATCTTGATTGGCTTGATTGCTTAAACTTTAGGTGTCCCCTCCTTGTGAGGGGGCATCTTTTTCTTTGCGCCAACGAAACCAACAATCTTCGCAGACAAAACAAAATAATAATCTATTTATAGAGAAGAGGTAATAATAATGGCTTATAATGTTCTTAAAGGAAATATACAATTCTCTGGCGACGACAACGGCACACTAGAGTGCATGGTCGATAATCACTCCACGCAAGTGATAAACGGACACAAAGAGTTCTCTAATGCAGTATCAGCCAGCGTATTCTGGGATACAACAAATAATAAACAAGTAGCCCCACCAGCAATCACATCTATCACGAGTGACGGCAACAATAGAGTATTGACATCGGACGGCGATGGGACTGCAACTGCTGAATCTTCAATGACTTACGATGGCACAACTCTGACTGCAACAAATGTAAGCGTATCATACCTTACGGGAGCAGCAGGAGGATTGACCAATATACCAGTTGACCAGTTTGTGTCAACTATTCCAGCATCGTCTATCGAATACGACCTCGGACTAACATTATCAGGTAATGCTCTAGTTGTTGAGGTGGATAACGGAATTTCAGTTGGCGAAGACGGCTTGACAATCAACTTGGCATCAAACGAAGGCTTGACACTTTCGGGAAGTTATTTAACACTAGACCCAACAAACATCACTGATGTAACAAGTGGCGGACAAAACCTTGCTGACAGTGATGTGTTAATCGTAGAGGATGTATCTCATGGCCTAAGAAAGACAACACTCACGAACTTTTATTCGAACTACATCTCATCTAAGATTTCCAGCCCAGCTATTACGACATATACCAACTCCACCAACAATAGGCTATTAACTTCTGTAGATGGAACCAGCGTAAATGGTGAAGCCAATCTTACATTTGACGGTGCACTGCTGACTGTCACAGGAGAGACAGCGACCACAGTTTTGACAGCAACAAGTTTAATATCAGGCTCAGCTGCAGTTTCTGGATCTTCGTTGTGGGCAGATGGACTGCCCGTCGGCCCAGCAGTAGGACTAACGGGAGAAATTCAACTTAAAGGTAGCAATGGTCTGTTGTGGGCAGAAGGTGACTTTAGTTATGATATCGGCACTTCCATTTTATCTGTACCAACCATCAAGACCACCACTTCTCTCAATATGTCAGGTTCAGTTGTAAACAGAATTCGAACAGTTACTTCAAATCATACAGTTGCTGACACAGATTATACCATACTTGCAGATACTAATTCTGGCAATGTAACTATTTCACTCCCGCCTGCGATTGGGATTCATCTTGGTCGGACAATACAGATAAAGAAAATACACTCCAACAATACGCTGTATATAGCCCCATCTGGTTTAGATAATTTAGATGGCGTAAACGTGACAGAAAGCATTAGTAATGACAATGCCCTACGAGCTATCCAATCCGATGGCATCAACTGGTGGTACACAGCTAGATACAATTAACAATAATAGTCGTTTTGTAAGCAAACACACTATTTATCTGTGAAATACTATTTTTAGGAGTTACCTTAGATGTCCAAATTATTAAAAGAGGCTATCGTAGATGCCGAAGCTTTAAGAGAGGCAGCCTTGATGCATGCAGAAAGAGAAGTCGTTAACAAATATTCGAACGAAGTCCGTGAATCTCTAGAAACAATGTTGGAACAAGATGATATGTCTCTGCCATTGGATGACATCACCGATTTGTCTGAAGAGACCATTGATGAAGAAGTGGCAGAAATACCACTGGCAGCAACAGACAATTTCTCAGAAATGGATGGCCAAAACTTGTCTAACTTTCCATCTGACGGCGACACGACCGAAATTACGCTTGATCTTGGCTCTCTTAGAGAATCAGTTGAAGCCCTAACTTCAGAGATGGCAGAAGTTGCGGAAGAAATAGAGATCTCTGAAGATGACATAGTAGAAGCAATGTCAACAGAAGAAGAGTTAGAAGAAAATGAAGAAACAAATGAATCAATTGACGAAACTATTGAGATCGAAGAAGATGTCAATGAAGAACTTGTTGATTCTATCGCCGAAAGGCTTTCTGTGGAAATGGGTGCAGACTTAAGTGGCTGGGTTGGACGCAGAGAAGAAGAAATTCGCTACGAAATGGAGAAAGAGATGGCTCACCGCCGAGACTCCGAAGTAGAAAAAGAAATGAAAGACTTGAAGAAGGCACAAGAAGAGTTAGTTTTCGAAAATAAACAACTCAATGACGCCAATCAAAAGTACAAGACGGCACTTTCAGAAGCGCAAGAAACTTTACAAACAGTAAATATTTCAAACGCCCGCCTATTGTACACCAACCGTATTTTGAGAAATTCCTCCTTAAATGAGCGACAAAAAAATAGAATTGTCGAAACAATTTCAAAAGCGGACTCAGTGGCAGAAGCCAAAACGATCTATGAAACACTTAAAAACGCAGTGCCGGATACACAAATACGTAAACCGAAATCACTGAGTGAAGCAATCAGTCGTCCAACTTCAGTCATTCGTGCTACTCGTCATGAGTCAGCACGACCAACAGATACATTCTCTGATAGAATGCGTATGTTGGCCGGCATAAAATAGAAATTAACAATAAAGGAGTATTAAAATGTCAGGAATAATTGAAAGGTTGACCGAAGGTATGGTCAACAGAGATATGCGTGTCGAAGGTCACGCTTTATTAAACAAATGGGAAAAAACAGGTCTATTAGAGGGCATTACGAGTGATCGTAAACGTCAATCTATGGCTCGTCTCCTAGAAAACCAAGCTAAAGAGCTTCTCCGTGAGAGTTCCTCAATGGCTGGTGGTGATGTAGAAGGCTTTGCTGCCGTCGCATTCCCAATCGTTCGTCGTGTATTCGCCGGACTTATCGCTAATGATCTTGTTAGTGTTCAACCAATGAGTCTACCAAGTGGACTTATCTTCTTCCTCGACTTCACAGTTAGTCAAGAAGCAGGTGGTTATACGAGCGCTGAGAGTCGTTTAGGCTATCAACAAACAAGCTCAATCTATGGTGGTGATAAAGTAGGTTCTGGTATGGTGAGTGGAATTGATCTTTCAAGGAACGTAGGTACCCAGAACGGTGGCCCATATTACTTGAACAATGGTTATACTTCAGCAACTGGTTCTTCTACTGCTGACGGTATCACATTGACGCCATTGGTGATCAACTATGGTACTTTTGGCGATGATGCTGGCATAACCGCTGAAGTGCGCTTTGACGCAGACATGGTTAGCGGTTCTACTGAGGTTGCTCGTGTATCTGTATTAGTATCAGGCTTGGATCAAGTTGATACAAATGGTCCACAATCTTTTAGTGTCTCTAGTTCTAGCGGACTTGGAGTAGTAGAAAAAAGCGATGGTACTGTTGCTGCTCGTCTAGTTCGCCGCCAAACTCGTTATAGTGGCTCTGCTACTACTCGTCTTGAGACTGTTTGGATTGGAACTGGTGTCGATGGTGCATACTCAGGTACTGCTGAAGCTATGAGCATCCAAATCGCCGCTGCTCTTACTTCATCAGCAAACACAGTGTCTTGGGCTCAAACAGATGATTTAACTGCTGCAAGTGCTGTAGGTGCAATCGTAGGTCAGGCTGAATGGGGACTTGAAGGCGAAGCCAACATCCCAGAGATCGACATCAAGGTTGACTCAATCGCTATCACAGCGAAGACCAAGAAGTTGAAAGCGAAATGGACACCGGAACTCGGTCAAGACCTCAATGCTTACCACAACTTGGACGCAGAGGTTGAACTTACTTCAATCCTTTCAGAGCAGATTGCTCTTGAGATTGACCGTGAGATTCTAGCTGACCTTGTGAACGGTGCAACTGCAGGCACTTACTATTGGGCACGTAGTCCTGGTCTCTTTGTGAACCGTACTACAGGTGCAGAAGTAGGCGCTTCTACAAAAGCTCCAGACTTCACAGGTACTGTATCTGAATGGTATGAGACTCTAGTCGAAACCATCAATGATGTATCTGCACAAATCCATCGCAAGACTCTCCGAGGCGGAGCTAACTTCATCGTGGTATCACCTGAAGTGGCAAATATCCTTGAGTTTACTGCTGGATTCCGTGGTTCAGTCACACATGATGACGAGAAGGGCTCAGTAGGAGCAGTCAAAGTTGGAAGCATTTCTAAGAAGTTCGACGTTATCGTTGATCCTTACTTCTTACGCAATGTTGTTCTGATTGGTCGCAGAGGTTCTAGTTTCCTAGAATCAGGATATGTATACTCACCATACGTACCTCTCCAGACAACACCGACAATCTTCGGACCAGAGGATTTCGTACCTCGTAAGGGCGTCATGACAAGATATGCCAAGAAAATGGTACGTCCAGATATGTATGGCCTAGTTGTTATTCGAGGAATGATGGGCGAAAGCGGCTCCTAATACCATTTAGAGAGCATTTAAAGAGTCCCACTTTCTTCGGAAGGTGGGGCTTTTTTATTTGGCCTAGTAGTCGAACAACACAGCGAGACCCCCAAAATTATCACACAAGCGAAAGTGTTATTACACCCTTTATTCACTTTACAAACTACTTATTGTGTGTTATAATAGGTTTATGATGAAAAGACAATTTATTCAAAGGCTCTTTTCACGAAGGCTGCCACCACCACTATAAGGAGAACAAGTGACAACTATCTGCGCTATTTGTAATGAAACGCTCAAATCTACACGAGCACTTGCGACACACCTCCAACACCGTCACAAAATAAAATCAAAAGACTACACCATTAAATACATCCATAACAGCACACAGCCAATGTGTGTAGAGTGCGGTAGCGAAACCAGATACGTGTCGTTCATGTTCAAGAAGTACTGTAAGTCACATGCGAATCTGGCAGCAGCAGAAGCTGGCAGAATAGGTGGAAAGATTAAAACAACTTGGAACAAAGGTCACACAAAGGAGACACTAACAAAACTTAGAGAGTGTTCAAGGAAATATACTGGTACCGGAAATCCGTTCCACGGCAAAACACACACCTCCACAGCAATAGACAAAATGACAGCAAACAGTCGCATCGATAAAGAGACTTTATTGACGAGACTCAAAGAAAGAGAGAATGATTGGCACTTTGATTATACCAACATCGACTACGAATCACGACAAAAGCAATATATCTCTTGTAAATGCCGCAAGTGCAACTCCATTTGTGAGAGAACCCTTCAAACTTTAGAGCGAGGCAGCCTCTGTCACGAATGTTATCCGATCAATAAATACTCAAAACCAGAACGAGATTTAAGAAAGATCATCGCTGAAACAGGAATTGAAAACTTTCAGTCCAACACTCGCTCCATCATCACTCCACAAGAGCTCGACATACATTTACCAGAACACAAATTCGCTATTGAGTACAACGGCTTATATTGGCACTCAGAAGAACGTAAAGGCAAGACATATCATTTTGATAAAACAAACAGCTGCAGAGAACAAGACATTCAACTCTTTCACATCTTCTCAGACGAGTGGCGAGAAAAGCAAGAGATAATAGAGTCGATGATTCGCCAGCGAATAGGTAAGTCAAATGAGAGAATCTTTGCCCGCAAATGTGTTGCAAGAATCGTGCCAAGAACAGACTCAAAAACCTTCTTCAACAAAACTCACATATCGGGCAACACACCCAGCAAGATCACATTTGGCCTATATCACCATGACACTCTCGTGATGGCACTCTCTCTGCGAACATCTTTCCATCGCAAATACCGAGAAGCAAAGATGATTGAAATTGCTCGCCTTTCATCGGAACTCGACACAATTGTCGTCGGCGGACTTTCAAAACTTCTAAAGCAAGCCAAAAAGTGGGCGAGACAAGAAAAATACAATGGCATTCTAACCTATGCCGACAGAAGATTCGGCGAGGGTAAAGGATATTTAAAAACAGGCTTCACTCTTATAGGCGAAACCAAAGCAGACTATTGGTATACAGACGGCAGAACTAGATTCAACAGATTTACATATCGTGCTCAACCAAACAAGCCAGAGAAAGAAGTAGCAAAGGAAGCAGGGGTGTTTAAGATATACGGTTGCGGTTCTAATATTTATGAGATGCTTTTGTCATAGACAAAACTATTTAATGTGAAAGAGAGCATAAGGAACCATCATAATGCCAACAAGCTTGTCCCCATCATCAACTACAAACTCAATAATATTACCAGCTACAGGAACCGTAGGAGATGTTGCAGCCGCTGTTCCATTTGGGATCTATTCAGGCTCTCAAGACTTTCTAAATGGCGCTGCCCTTCAAGTAGATTATGTTTACAAAAAACTTGGCGGCGACGTTGTAGACATAGAGATGACTCCATCTAATGTCTATGCTGCATACGAAGAGGCAGTATTAGAATATTCTTATATAATCAATTTACACCAAAGCAAGAATATGCTGGGCAGCACCCTTGGCAATGCGACTGGAACGTTTGATCACCTTGGAAACTTTTCTGATGGTGACAGCTTAAGTGGCTCAAATGTAAATTTAAAGTACCCTAGATTTAATTACGCACAGGCTCGGAAGGTCGGTGATGGACTGGCCACCATTGGCGGCTACGGTGGCACAGAAAGAATATATTCTGCCTCCTTTGGAGTGGTTGTAAATCAACAAGATTATGACCTACAGAGTATTATCATTAGTGCATCAGATTCTGGTGTTGATGTCAAGGGTAATGCCGTCCCGTTCTCCGGTGCTGTTGGAAATAAACGTGTAGTAGTCACTAAGGTTCATTACAAATCTCCTCGTGCTATGTGGCGATTCTACGGCTACTATGGTGGTGTTGGCGTGGTAGGCAACATGGGAACATATGGCCAATTTGCCGACGACTCTACTTTTGAGGTTGTTCCGACATGGCAAAATAAATTACAAGCTGTCATGTACGAAGATTCCATATACACGAGAACATCACATTATGCCTACGAGATTAAAGATAATTTTTTAAGACTATATCCCAATCCTAGCTTTTGGGGCTTCACCGAACAAGATCGTATGTGGGTAGAATTCTATATTGACGGAGCAAATGCTTGGGACTCCAATGATAGATACGAGGATGGCGTCAATGGAGTGAACAATCTAAACACTATTCCGTTTGATAATATTCCGTTTGGAAATATTAACGCTATTGGTAAACAATGGATTAGAAAGTACGCCCTAGCCTTGTGCAAAGAGATGCTGGGTCAGATTCGCGGCAAGTTTACGACAATACCTATTCCTGGCGAAAGCGTAACACTAAATCACTCAGAGCTTTTGTTACAAGCAAAAGAAGAGCAACAACAACTGCGAGACAAGTTGATGGAAATATTAGATTCTGTCACATATAAAGAATTGGCAAAAACAGACTCAGAGATCGCCGAAACGGCAGCAGATCTATTCAAGCACTCCCCTTTGCCAATCTTTGTAGGATAAGAAGATGTCTGATAACGAATGGAAAAGACCAACTGCAGCTCCCCCTCCTTTATTCCTAGGCAAGAAGGAGCGAGACCTTGTAAAACAAGTTAACGACGAGTTAATTGAAAAGGTCATAGGCCAACAGATATTGTATTACTCTATTGATATTGAGACAACAAAGTTTCATGATCTATATGGTGAAGCAATAGAGAAAACATTCTTGTCACCTGTCAGAGTTTTTGCCTTGGTAGAGTTTACTGGTCACACTACTAATTATTTAGAGGGCGCCGGATTAGACAAAGAAACAGAAATAAATGTTCACTTTCATAAGCGAAGACTTGAGGATGATCAAAACTTATTTGTAAGAGAAGGCGACTTTGTATTATACGGGGATTATTTTTACGAGATTGTAAAACTAGCTGAACAGAAGAAATTGTTTGGTCAAGTGGAGCACGGTTTTGAAATATCTGCCCGCTGCCGTAAAGCCAGAAAGGGATTGTTTGATGCTACCTGATAATTTTGATTTTGCCATGTTGCCAGCCGGAATTGATCTGAGGCTTTCTGAGATAGGTATGTTAGCCTCCGATATAGAGAATATTGATAGAGCTATACAGAAGTGGTTAAGTGAAGACCTAGACTTAAGTACGGTATCAAATGATGGCTTCAAAAAAGTCCCTGTTATTTGGCAAGCTCCAGAGAGAGCATTTCAAATTAAACACAATAAAGATTTGCGTGATGATGCTGGTAATTTAAAGCTGCCACTGGTCAGCATCGAGAGAACAGGAATAACAAAAGATCCTGCAAGAAAAGGCGGGTTCCAAGCCCAAACGTTTTCTGCCAAAAAGAACGGACGAACCGGTCGTATGGTCATAGCTCGCAAAATAGTCGACGACAAGACTCGAAATTTCGCTACCGTAGCCGGACCACGCACAAGCATATCAGGATCGATTCAGCGGTGGTCACCACGTGTCAATCGAAAGGTTGTCATCAAAACATTGTCTATTCCTATACCGATATACATCAATGTAGAATATAAGATATCAATCAAATCAGACTATCAACAGCAAATGAATGATCTTATAGCTCCTTTCCTCGGCAGGACTGGTCAAATTAATGGATTTGTTATGCGTCAAAGCGGCCATCTATATGAAGGCTTCATAGAACAGGGAATCTCTCACAATAACAACTCAGCCAATCTTGGAGAAGACGCCAGAGAATTCACATCAGAAGTTAAAATTAGAGTTTTAGGATACTTGGTAGGCGAGGGTTTGAATGATGATCGCCCTATAGTCAAAGTTGAGGAGAATATAGTGGAAATCTCATATCCACAAGAGGGAATAATACTGCCAGACTCCGATGGCTTTTACAACTTCACATCCTGAACTCACAACTATACTTTCTTTCAAGCTTCAAAGCCGTTTGAAAATGAAAATACTATTTAAGGTATGATTGTAAGCACAACTCAACTTATTTTGAAAAGAGGAACATAATATGGCTATAAAGAATTTTAAATTCGTATCTCCTGGAGTATTCATTAATGAAATTGATAACTCAAGGATACCAAAGACTCCGACCGCGATTGGTCCAGTAATTGTAGGACGCTCACGTAAAGGTTTAGCTATGCAACCAGCAGTAGTCAGTTCATATGATGAATATACTCAACTGTTTGGCGAAACTGTGCCTGGTAGTGGTGGCGGTGATATTTATCGCGATGGTAACTACCAATCTCCCATGTATGGTACGTATGCAGCGAAGGCATTCTTAAGCACCGCACCAGCACCAGTGACTTTTATTCGGCTATTGGGCCAAGAAACAACAGCAGGAGCAACCGCAGGAGGAGATGCCGCCGCAGGTTGGTCAACTACTAACCTTAATGGTGCCCTAGCAGTAGATGATATCTCAGTAGGTGGCGCCTATGGGCTATGGATCTTCCCTTCAGGAAGTGGAACTAGTATGGACGAATCACCAGCACAAGCGTTCCCAGGCAGAGATTTAAACTCAGAGGCTAGTCCATCAGCTGGAGTTTTGGCAGCAGTGTGGTATATGGACTCTGGCTCAATCGAGCTATCTGGATTCAAACGCGGCACTTATGCTGCAGCACATTCCGCCAGTCGTGGAACTTGTGTGTGTATCGGTTCAGATACCAGTGGAGTATTCACAACTATCCATACGGACTCAGATGGTGTAGAGCATACTGTCAAATTTAGTCTTGATGATGACTCTGACACTTTTATCCGTAATCGTTTCAACACTAATCCCCAGTTACTAAATGCTTCAGGAACATTTTATCCAAATTCGAAGCCTATTTGGCTTGGAGAGACTTTCGAAGAGAACGTTCGTAACTATCTTGATAGTTCTGGAGCGTCTCTTGTTGGGCAAGAAATACAAGGTGCCATCTTTGGTATCCAATTGAGTGGCTCAACAACATCGCCAGCATCTGTAAAGCAAGCTTCTCGTGAAGCAGTTGCAGGTTGGTTTATTGGTCAAGATTTGTCTGGCAACGAAGCAACATACGTGCCACAGAAGATGCCAAAACTATTCCGATTGAAAGGTCGAGGACATGGTGAGTGGTTGCACAAGAACGTCAAAGTTTCTATCGAGAGAATTAAAATTTCTTCATCTCGTTCAAACCCATACGGCACGTTCTCTGTTGTGTTGCGACAGTTAGGTGACAATGATAGAAAGACTATTGTCTTGGAGCGATTTGACCAATGTACTTTAGACCCATCATCTCCGAATTACATTGCAAGAGTAATCGGCGACACTTATCTTAAGTGGAACTCAACACAGCGAAGACTGGAAGAGTTCGGCACATACAATAATGAATCAAATTATATCTATGTTGAGATGAACTCAGACGTGGACGCAGGAGCCTCCGATGCACTGTTATTGCCATTTGGATATTTTGGCCCACCAGTGCAGTCATCGATAACAGCCGACGATAACACCGACACAGATATAAACAGCAAATTCGTATCTACTTCGGACAGAATGCCAGCAGGACAAGTTGCAGGTCGCGACGGAGCATTCTTACTGGGTGCCGGCGGTGCAAAACTGTCAGCCACTTTGCATTGGCCAGTAGACAGATTGCGCCTATCAGCCTCAGACGGCGGCGGCTCAGATCCAACAGATGCTTACTTTGGTTTGCAGGTTGGGAGAACATCCACTTCAGTGGTTGCTGGGAAGAGCGTTTCAGATTGGCACAGGTTGCAATATTCAAGTTTCCCCGATGATCCAACATCTACTGGTGAATTAAACCCTTCAGCCATTAGTGGCTTTGACGCTTGGTCGTATGTATTTTCTTTAGATGACATAGTGACAGACGCTTCAAGCAATTACTTTTATCAATCAGGATCTCGCGCTGGCACAGACTATACAGCTTACAGCTATGAGACTCTATTATCAGCCGGATATGACAGATTTACTGCACCCTTCTGGGGCGGATTCGATGGTTTCAATATCAAAAACCCAGATCCTCTCTACAACAAGGCAATGTCGTCCACCTCCACAGAAGACAATAGTTCCGTGTATCACACATACCATAGAGCAATTGACACTGTAGCAGACCCAGAGAGTTTAAATATGAACTTGTTGGCTGTTCCAGGTTTAACGAACAACGCCCTAACAGAGCACATGATCTCAACGTGCGAAAGTCGTGGAGATGCGCTGGCAGTGGTAGACCTCCCAGACGTCTATATTCCTTCACACGAGTCTTACTATAACAGCTTAGACCAGAGAGTGGGCACATCGCCATCAGCAGCCGCCACGGCGCTGAGAAATAGAAGATTGGACTCTAGCTATGGCTGTACTTTTTACCCTTGGGTACAGACGCAGGACGCCTCCACAGGAGCATCTTTGTGGATACCCCCATCGGTAGCAATGATGGGAGTAATGGCGAGTACTGAATCTTCAAATGAAGTTTGGTTTGCACCAGCAGGTTTCAATCGCGGTGGTCTCTCAGACGGGGCAGCAGGAATACCTGTCACAAATGTATCCGAAAGGCTGACATCTGACAACCGTGATACCCTATATGAAGCTAGAATTAACCCTATTGCTTCCTTCCCTTCAACGGGACTAGTGGTATTTGGACAGAAGACACTCCAAGAGCGTCAATCAGCACTAGATAGAATTAACGTGCGCAGGATGGTAATCTTCCTCAAGAAGCAGATTTCAATCTTGTCAAATCAAGTCCTGTTCGAACAAAATACTCAAGCCACTTGGAACAGCTTTAAAGCGCTCATCGAGCCACTTTTATCAAACACCTTGACTGGCTACGGAATCACCGATTATAAACTAATCTTGGACGAAACAACAACAACGCCAGATTTGATTGATCAGAATATCTTGTATGCTAAGATTATGGTCAAACCGGCAAGAGCAATTGAGTTTATTGCGATTGACTTCTCAATAACCTCAACAGGGGCGTCTTTTGACGACTAAAACCACTGAGGTGTTTTTTACCTCATTACTACTTAATATTAGAATAAAGGAAACTTACAACAATGGCTGATTTTTGGAGCAGTGATCACATCACGGGTAACATCAAAGACCCTAAAAGAAAATTTAGATTTGCAATTTACATGACAGGCTTAGGAGCAACCGGCGCAGCTGATACAACTCAAGTTTGGTTTGCTAAGACTGCTACGAAACCTTCGTTTCAAGTAAACGCAGCAGAGCACAAATATTTGAATCATACATTCTATTACCCTGGTGCTATCACTTGGCAAGATGTATCAATAACTTTGGTAGATCCACAATCTCCAGATGTAGCGGGAGCAATGGGCGAACTGATGAAAAACACCAAATATGCAGTACCTGCATCAGCGGCAGACTTATCTACGATGACAAAATCATCTGCGTCTAGAGCACTAGGTATGATCACCATTGAACAACTAGATGGCGACGGTAAGCCAGTAGAACAATGGACTCTCAACAACGCATTTATCACAGAGATGAAATTTGGTGACTTGGCATACGGAGATGACGAATTGACAGAATTGTCCCTAACTCTCAAGTATGATTGGGCAACTTTAGAAGACGCCAGCAGTGCAAAATGGTTTGAGAAGACCACGAGTAAGAAAAAAGAAACTAAAGCCGGATCAGCTTAAAATATTTAAACAACAACGAGGTGTAAATTGAATAGAAATAATGATCGACTGGGGACACAAAACCCAGCATCCGATACTCCCCCCCAACAAGCAGCTGGAGGTTCAGGAGGATTTTCTTTCGTAGTACCCACAGAATTCGTAGACTTGCCTTCAAATGGTAATCATTACCCAGAAGGTCATGCTCTATATGGACAGGGCACTATTGAGATTAAACAAATGACGGCAAAAGAAGAAGACATTTTAACTTCTCGCTCTTTGCTGCGAAAAGGGGTAGCACTTGATAGAGTTATTCAAAGTATTATTGTAAATAAGACAATAGATGCCTCTACTTTACTGATCGGCGACAGAAATGCGATTGTCATTGCTGCTAGAATCTCAGGTTATGGCCAAGATTATAGCACGACAGTTAATTGTCCATCTTGTGGAGAATCACAGTCGCACACTTTTGATTTAAGTGAGATTGAGCCATATCAAGGATCAGAGGAAATAGACAAACTGGGTGCGACCGACAACAACAACGGCACGTTTGACGTCGTTCTACCTAAGACAGAATTAAATATTACACTGCGACTCCTAACTGGCAAAGATGAGAACGCTTTAGCGGCAGCCTTTCGAGGGAACAAAAAGAAGAAAGACATAGAACATAATGTGACGACTCAGTTGTCAAACATTATAGTGGCCGTAAACGGAGATAGTTCGAAAGAGGCTCTAAAATATGTATCTGAAAATCTGCCTTCTTTGGACTCTCGATATTTGCGCATGGCTTATCGAGTGTTGGCCCCGAACGTAGATCTATCTTGTGACTTTGAGTGCGCCTCTTGCGATTATGAGCAAGGAATGGAGGTGCCGCTTAATGCAGACTTTTTTTGGCCTGAGCAATAAATATATGGAAGAAATCTATGAACAGTTTTTCTTCCTAAAATATTCGGGAGGCTGGAGTTTCTCAGAGGCATATAACCTCCCTGTAGGGCTCAGAACATGGTTTGTTAAGCGACTCCTTAAGCAACTTAATGATGAAGCAGAAGCAACAAAGCAGGCTTACTCTGGAAACAATAGGGGCTCACAAACCCTAACGAAGCAAAATCAACCTTCTCGGCCTAGCGATTAGGGCCAAGAACTTTTAAGAAGAGCAAAGCGTTATGCTTTGCTTTTTCGTTTGTAAAACTATTTATTTTTGAACTACGGGGAAAGTAAATACGTGCCACCAGAAGATAACAACGAAAACGATAACTTGGAAGTCTTGAAGAAAATATTAAAAGCAAAAGAATCTATTAACGAGCTGTCTGAAAAGACTGCACAACAGTTTGCCAATATGACTAAAAGCTTCTCAACGTTAATGAGCTATCAAGAGAAGATGGAGAAGATAAAAGAACAAGAACTTCTTACTCAAAGGAAGCTTCTTGATGGCCATGTACTCCAGCTATCAGAAATGAAAGCGCAGGGCTCTATGGACGAAGCCGCCCTACAAGCTTTAGAGGACCAGATCAAGAAACAAGAAGAGTCGATTGCCCTAGAAGAACACAAAGTGCGTGTTATGAGAGAGTCTGCTGCTGCCGGAAAAGAACTGGGGACAGCGATGACTAGTGCACTACAATCACAGTATAAAACAGGTTCAACTGTTATCCCTCTTGTGAAGAAAATAGTACTGGGCTTTCGCGACTGGAAATCTTTGGTAACAAGCCTCGCCATGTCTGCTCCTACCATGATGGCAAATTTGGTAACAGGAATGGTTGGATTTGCGACTGCTTTGGTTGATGCTGAAGCTGCTTTTCGTCGCACCACTGGAGCCTCAAACGCATTTGCCTCTAGTATAAGAGATTCCGCCGCTGAGATGCTGAAATACACTGTATCGCTAGAGGATGTTTCGAAATCTATGACCTCACTACACTCAGGGTTCACAGATTTTACTATGCTGGCAAAAGAACAGCGTGATTCCCTTGTGATACTGGGATCCACTTTGGAAAAACTTGGAGTTTCTAACGAAGATTTCACTAAAGGTATTCAACTGTCAAATAAGGCACTTGGGCAAACGACAAAACAGGCCAGAACAACTCAGAGAGAAATGGTCACTTTCGCGAAAGCGTTGGGAGTAGCCCCCAAGAAAATGGCAGGCGATTTTGCAAAATCAGGCGATATGTTGGCTAAAATGGGCTCACGTGGAGTCAAATCGTTTAAAGATTTGGCGCATGCGGCCAAGATAACTGGTTTTGAGATAGATAAAATTACTCAAATGACAAACAAATTTGATACATTTGAAGGTGCTGCTACCCAAGCAGGAAAATTAAATGCTGCCCTTGGCGGAAACTTCGTCAATGCAATGGATCTGATGATGTCCACTGATCCAGCAGAAAGATTCGGAATGATACGAGATTCGATACTGGACGCTGGGCTAAGTTTTGATGACATGAGCTATTATCAAAAGAATTATTATAAAGAGGCTCTTGGGCTTTCAGATGTTGGCGAGCTTGCGATGATGTTATCGGGTGATATGGATTCTCTTAGTGGTGCAACCAACCAAACCGCAGAAGAATTGATAGCTCTGCAAAAAGAAGCAGAAAAGAATGCCAGCATCTCTGAACGCTGGAATGCAGTTGTCAATAGGGCTATCGTTTTTGGCTTAAAATTTGTGCCAATCGTAGAAATGATAGCAGACAACCTTAAGTTGTTGGCGATTGGTATGGCTGTCGCCGCCACCGCCACCACTGTATTGGGCGTCAAGATCTGGTTTGCTACCAAGGCAAAGCGAGAATACATAAAAGAAACCATAAAATCAGCTGCCGCTATTATTCAGCGCACATCAGCACAGGCAGCTGACACAGCAACCACTGGTATATCCACAGCAGCAACAAGAACATCCACTGCCAGAACCAAAGCAAACACAGGGGCAATAAGAACATCCACTGCAGCGAAACAAAAAGCAACAAAGGTTTCTAAAGGCTGGAACCTTTCGTTACTGTCCACGGCACTTGCGGCTGTCGCCATAGGTGGAGCCATATATTTCGCAGCAACAGGTGTAGGTAACCTCGTCTCGGCATTTAGTGGACTAGGTGAAGCAGCTTGGCCAGCAGTGGCCGGAATTGTAGCCTTTTCGGTTAGTGTTGGGGCTTTGTTCGGACTATTGATGATGGCCGGCGCTGGTCCTCAAGCTATCGTAATAGGTCTTGCAGTTGGTTTACTGTTGGGAGTTGGTGCTGCGGCCTGGATGATGGGAGAAGGCGTAGAATCGGCAACAATAGGTCTTGCTGCGATGTTTGACTCGCTAAGTACACTAGGAGGCTTTTCCAAATTAGGTAAAGTAGCAGCAGAAATAGGAAAGATAGCCGCCGCCGTAAACTCGATAGAGACCAACAAAGCAATCAGCATATCAACTGTTATGAAGACCACAGCTGCTATTGGCAATGCCAAGCAGGCGGGCTCATCGAATTCTTCCATAAGTGCTTCGCCCAAGCAGGCGGGCTCATCGAATTCTTCCATAAGTGCTTCGCCCAAGTGGAATGTCAGATTAGTATTAGACGCAACCCAGACAAAACAACTAATTAAAGACGGCGCGACTCAAGTTATGGCAGAGGCCATAGGAGCACAATAATAATGGCAGATTTTTACAATGTTTTTAACTCACAGAGGTTTTCAGAAGAAGACGGACCACTTAGTGTATCTGGTGAAGACAACTTGGCTAATGCTGGCCTTGTCATCTCTTTCGAACATGTCCCGACTGGTAAAAAAGTCTTTTTCAAGGCTTTTATAGTCGCCTATACTGATACTTTCGCTTCTAATTGGAACAGCGAGGTCGTATATGGTCGAGCAGATCCTATACAGATGTTCAAGAACACTGCCCGCTCGATCACGTTGGCCTTTAAGGCTCCTGCCACAACACAAAGTGAAGCATATGAGAACCTCGGCAAAACCCAGCTTTTAACACAGTTCTTGTATCCCACTTATAAGAACACTGGCCTATCTCAAACAATAACACAATCCCCATTAGTGAGGATCAAGGTTATGAATCTTTTGAGCGATACTTCTGGGATGTCACCCGCAACTGCAGCAAGCATAAAACAATACTTTAAAGACTATAATCATGGCTCCAGCGGAAGAGGTCTCTTGGGAGCAATACAGAACCTTACAGTAAACCATAATATTGATAATGATTCGGGAGTGATAGAGAAGAAAAAGAAAAAGAAGAATAAAGATGGAGCCTTTGAGGCATTGTTGCCTAAATTAATTGAAGTTAATCTCACTTTTACTCCAATCCATGAACATCCTCTTGGTTGGAGCCAGGAAGGTCGTTTTGGACAAAGCGGCCAAGCAAACTCATCAGGAGAATTGTTTCCATATGGTGTCCAAATGGAACACCAAGCATCCACCCACCAAGTATTTCCGCCGCCAGCAAATAATGCGCCATCACTAGAGGATGATGGTGCCAAGTCACAGGCAATTCCCGATGCTGAACAGACCCCAGACCAAGCTAATGCACAAGGATCTGAGGCCACCACGACCGGTAGCCCCTTATTGGACGCCTATTTAAGCAGTCTTCCTGATACCAACGGCGACGGCATAGTGGATGAACCTGCCAACAGGCTACTTGATTTCGACGCTGATCCGTGGATTGGCATGGATTGGGATGAGATTGGAGGACTTCCAGATGAGTAGGAATGATAATCGAAAGATCATAACTAGTGATAGTGACGTCCGTCGCCCAAATAGAAGAGAACGAGATTTAAAAAAAATACACCACTATGAATCGCCAGTGATGAGAAACCCAACCTCAAGGCAGCGTTCAAGAATAATGTCTACAAAGCATATTTGGAAATACGGAGATAGATTGTACAACTTGGCGCATCAATATTACGGCGACGCCCGTTTCTGGTGGGTCATAGCTTGGTGGAATGGATATGGAGTAGAAGCGGCTATCAAAACCGGTGCCTCTCTTGTGATACCTCTCGATGTTTCAGAAGCATTAAAAGTATTGGAGGGATAGGTTATGGCTTTCTACGACGA